ACCTTGACCTACTCAACGCTTTTTAAGCAATTTTAGCAGGGAAAGCAAGCCCACAACGATACCTATGACGAGCGAGGTAATACGCATCCCCCACTCAACCTGCTCCTGCATGGAAGTGATGACACCGAGGGCTGGGGTGATAGTCCCCACAGCCCCGTGCAGAAGGTCGCGACCGTGGTCAGAGATCATTTCCCTGCGTCCCTAGCTTTGATAAGGCCGAAACCTGCGGTGACGGCAGCGAACGCGCCAACAAAGTCAGGTGCGCCACCATTGAGGAGTTGAATGCCAACATTGGAAAGCGTGGCAACGATAGTGAGGATTCCGAGTGCAGTAGTTTTCATATGTGTGTATGTGTTGTGGTGATGTTATTCTCCGTCACCAGAGTTGCTTGGAAAGAGGTTGGCAATCGTGCTGTGAAGTACGACTGGTATTTCTGGGAAAGTTGACTGGTCGAGTGCCGCAAATGTCGGAGCATAAAGGCCATCCTTCTCAGTCACAAGATCCGCGCACAGAGCGTAGTCCCCATTGTTCAGCCGAATAGGTGAGACTTGATTCTGGTACGATGGTTGTGCCGCCTCAAGACGATCCTTGAGTTCGGTATCAAGAATGATCCAAAGCTGACGGAGGTCATCAATGGCAGGAATGTCGGCAAGTAATTGGTCTAGTGTCATGGTATTGCGGTTGCGATGTTAGACATGAGGGTGGTGACGCGAGAGTCTAGTTTGGCGAGGTCTACGGATTCTCCGATGGAGTAGAATGAAATTCTTGCGTTTGAGTATGTCGTCGTAAATCTAAAAAGAAAAAGATTCTCGTTAGATGGAGTTTGCGATGTAGTAGATGCAGTTGTTGTCGTACCACTATAACGCATCGAAATTGATGAAGAGCTTGATCTATTAGCTCCAAGAAACATCGCAGCAGTTCCGAAATCCAGTCCAGTGATAGATGGATTTTGGTTAACTCGCATTACATCAAGGTTTGCAGCTGTGGTATCAAAAATCCAAGATGATCCGTTTTGGTTAATTGTGTTTCCTATCAGAGCCGCGCTTCCAGCACCTCCAGCCGGGCCACTCGGAGCTTGCGACCTATAAACAGAAATATGTTTACTGTTCTGCGGGTCAGCGTTGTTGTTGCGGTTTGAGTCAAGATACTTCGTCGAACCATCCCCAACCAATCCAGTCTCACGATTGTAGTCGCTAGAGACAAAGTTGAAGTTCGTCGGGGCAGTCCCCTTAAGTGGTACAAGCGCACCAGATAGTGTACGCGCACCCGCCATAACGCAGGATGCCTTGATAGCGTCCCAGATGCCATCAGACTTGCAGCCCTTCACGAATGTGTTGTACGCCTTTTTCACGCCAGACTCTAGCGTCTGTCCATCCGCAGCTTCCACGGCAAGAATGTATGCCTTGGCATCGGGGTCAAGACCCCCAGCTCTCTCTCCAAGTTGATAGGAGTATCCGTATTGCATTGTTTATTTTTAATAATTACAAACTAGAAGGCGCGAAACCATGTTGTGCGAGCAGCTAAAGATACAACATCACTTGCCGCTGATGGAGTCAGCACAGTTGTGCGGGTTGAGATTGTAGCTGTTGAATCAATTGTTGCATTTGGAGTTTCCGCAGTTTTTATTACTTTACCAGACCCATAATCAAGTACACCAACTAGCTTCATATATCCAGTTCCACCACTAAATGATCCTCGTTGAATTCTGACTTTCAATGTCCAACTTTCACCATTTATTGGTAAAAGGCCAAAATTAAAATAAGAAGATCCACCAAAATAAAAACGAAATTGTTTATCGTTTGTGTTAGCCGCAGTTGACCCGAATATATCAATTTCAACAATCTCCCCATCGTTACGAAGTGTCCCAATTGGAAGCGTGAAATTCTGTATGTCTGTCTCAACATTGTTTCCACTAGCCGTTCTTCCGCTAACACTAAGAACACGCATCAATGCATCATTCAACTGAGAACTCCATTTGTTGTCACCAGTATGGTTGTTTCGGTATCTACGCAAGTTTTGCCCTCTTGCCCATGAATCTGGGCCTACCCCTGAAGGAGATGAGTATGAAATTTCAAATCCCGGGATGGCTAATGAAACCGGGAATGACGATGTCAAGCTATAATCACGCGCACTCGGATGAACTACAATTGTTCTATTTTCAGTGCCACCTTGAGTGTCTGAAAATGTTACTGGTTGAGCCTCACCATCGACAATAATTGCACCACCTCCAGTAGAATGAGTTCCCCATATTTCAATAATGCGAGGAGTTCCGCTCCATCCATAAATATTAGAAACATCAAGAACTGGTACACCAGTGTTTCCATTTACTTCGCAAGAAATAATTGCATTTGTTGCGCTTGAGTACGAATTAGCAATCCGTGAATTTTTTAGAGTTATAGCTACTGATCCGGTTCCAGATTTAGATATTGTCTGTGGAGATGAAAAAGATTCCAAGTTAACCGCTTCAACATGGAATAACCCACTTGTAATTGTAGCAAATCTTGCAATCCCAGAACCACCAAACTCACCCATTAGAATTTTGCCAGCAAATTGATTCCCTCCAGTAATTTCAAAACATGCGCTATTAGCATCGCTGTCACCTTGTACAACTCGGCTATTAGTCATCAAGCAGGTTTGCATATGATGCCAGCGATGGCCAACACGACACCCACTTATAGTCAAATTTTCTGTTCTAAATTTTGCAATTCCAGCTAAGTCGCAGCCATATCTGAATCCAGAAAAATTGCAATCAACCAATTTAATATCCGAAGTCAAATAACTAAGATCGCCTTTTTTGGCACAAAATGCCGCAGCATTATGACTTGCTGCGCCTTGTCCAGTGATTTCGATATCACTGAAAATTACATTGTACGCAGCAACCGTTGCTGGATTAAGAGTCAATCCATTGTGAGAGGTATCCTTCTGAATAATAGTTGCTGGGCCGATTGCTCTAATTCCAGAACCCGTTACAAGCACTTCACCTTTAACATAAATTGTGCCAGATAGTAGCAATGGCCGCTCAAGTGATGCAGATGCTGTAAGAGCAGTTGCTAGATAACCAGCATTTGCTGTAGCTACGGAATCTGATGAATTTCCTGAAATAATTCCATAATCCGATTGAAGAATGAAATCATTAGAAGTGGCCATTGTGCCAAGCCCTGTGATTTTAGAAAGAGGAATCGTACTTGCGGCTATTTTATCTCCAGTAACTGTGCCGCCTTCTATTTTAGAAGCTGAAACCGAGTTGTCATAAATAAGTTTAACTAGCTCATTTGCAACAAGTTGAGCGGTAGCTTTTTTATTGGTTCCAGTTGGAGCCATTCCTGTATCCTCAATATCAACAACTTGCATCAGATCAGATGCTGTGATGTCAGTTGCGGTTTCAAGTTGTGAAATTTTTGGCATATTATCCCTCTGTTGTAATTGAGTCTCCATCCTCCTCAGATATAGATGGCAGGGATGTTGGAGCTATTGTGCCACCAACAATTCCACCTCCACCATAACGGAGCGAGCGGTTTGCATTTGTAAAGATTCTTGGGGATATTACGGTCTGCGTGTGCTGCTCGTCAAGACGCATCAGCTCGTCTGTAAGTATTTCTTGCGCTTCAATTTCAGCAATTGCCGCTCGGTCTTGTTGCCCTTCGGCGCGAAGGTAGTCGGCATACACACCATGAGCAATATACTGGAACCATTCGTACGGAATGTTTGGGTCTTCACCAGTGTTATCCCCATAATAAGTGGGCATAATTGTTTTGTATGTCACCCATGCTTCTCCAGATTCCATGGAGTCAGCGATAAGCGTAGCCCCAGCAGATGTCACTGTAAACTCAAATTCTTGCCCTCCAGTTCGACCATAAGGAGGTTGCAGGTAAATCCTTAAGAATGTGTCAATGGTTGTGTATCCAGCCTCAGAGTAAGGTATTACCCCATCAATCACCTCGCGTTTTTCTCCAACTCTTAAAAATCTAGTCCAATAGTTGCTTGCACGATACGCTCTCTGCGCCCGGCGGTTTACAAGTGCTTTTACTCTAATTGCCTCCACAACTGAGAATGACATCCCAAGCATGGCTTGGATAAGCCCAAATAGGTCAGAGTAAAGGCGAGTTTGCATTATCCTTGAGATTTGCGGAATGCCGCATTAGCTGTTACATTGCCACCAGCATTAGCCAAGAAACGAGATCCAAATGTCATTCCAGCGCCCTGCTGGTCAACTTGAATTAGCTCGTCCTCAAGAATCAAAGTAGCTTCTTGGTCTGCAATTGCTGATTTCTCCTGTTGACCTTCAGCTCGTAAGTAGTCCGAATATACTCCGTGAGCGATGTAATCAAACCATTCAGATGGAACTTCATTCTGAAGTCCAGTAGTTTCACCATATGTATCGGAAAGAACCTTCTTGTAGGTTACAAATGCCGTCGATGGGTTTGCACTAGTGATTAGTTTCGCTCCAGATGAATCTACATAAAAGTTATAGTCCTGAGAACTTGCTGTGGTGTATGGAGCAACAGCTTGAATCTTTAGAAATGTGCCAATCGTGTCCTTTGC